AAAACTTTTTATAGTCTGTGTCTTTATTCCATACCTTGACTGTGCTGTTGTGTCATCTACTGTTTCATAATCAATAGATTGTGTTGTCATATCAAAGAAACCTACATTAATTTTTGTGTATTTTGCTTTCTGACTTTGATTACTATATGAAAAACCACCCTCTAATACATTTGAGACATTAAAAGTATAGACAGGATTGGATGGTCTATCCTGTGAGATCGTAATACTGCCAGCTTCATAAAAAGCCTGTACTCTCATTACAGAACAAAGATCTTGTATAAGTTCAAATGCATCTTTTTGATTATTTATGTTTACATTGCAACTAAATCTTGCCTCAGTAGATCCAGTACCCGATCCATCATCTATCTGTTCTGAGTTGTATTCAGAAGCAGAATAAAAAGCAAATTTATCTATATTTGCCTCTGGTATGGATGCCCCAAAACGGGTATTAGTAAGAACATCATATAAAACCCAAGCTGGATCGTTTGTCCACTCCTTATCTGTTTTTAACGTTCCGTTAAAACTACCACTAAAAGATAAACTGCCATCTGCTCTTACTGTTGCATTGTGCGGAATTTTGACCTTTATTCCTTTTATTCTGTATGTTCTTGTTGGTATTGATCTGAAAGATTCAGCATTAAAACGTAAGCCAACATGAGCAATATCAGGATATGCTCTCTGTTCTGCTGTTATCTCTGTAAAAGATGACCAACTAAACTTATTTTGTAAATTTGCAGTAGTTGAATCATTTGTTACTCTCGTGACAGTAGCAGTTATTGGATAGTTGAGATTTGATAGACCTGTAATAATATAATCTCTAAAATACTGTGTATTCGTTTTACCAACTACAGCACCTTTTGTTCCTTTTATAACTCTATGCTCTGTGCCATTATTCTCTGTAATTTTTATGGATAAATTAACCTGCGTTCCGTTTGTTTCACCTGTTTCTGTATTAAATTCTTGTAATATTGGAAAAGCAATAGTTATTCTTAATTTATCTATTTGACTTGAAATAGATCTTGAAACAGGAGTTGATTTTGTCACGTCAACACCTACACCAGTCTCAGATTCAATTTCATTTATTGTATCAAGTGAGGTTTGATTAGATGTGCCAAATTTAGGCTCAAAACTTATATCTTCTCTTGTAAAATTAAAATCACCTTCCGTTAGATTATTTATATCTGCTGATTTTTTAAGTACCTGCGTTCCATTTAGAAAAACATCTTTTAAAGCTGCAATATTGTATTTATCAGTTCCCTGCGTCAAGCCTGCTTCTAATGGTGAATGAAAACCAGCTATTTCTCCTTCTGACAGAACATCTATAAGATCATTTGATTGCTTACTGGATAATATTGAATCTGTTGTAGTGTTAATACCATCAACATCTCCTCTTGCTATCGCATCTTTATTCTGTTTTGTAAATGTAGCATTTCCTGATGTAGAAACTGATGTACTACTTGTAACTTTAAATTCTGTTGAAGAGGTGACAGAAGTGACAGTTACGTTCTCTGTTGTACCAGAACCAGAGGAAATATTTAAATCAATAGTATCGCCTACAGTTAATGTTTCTGCTCCACTGTGAGTAACAGTAATAGTATTTGCTGATTGAGAATACGTTCCAGTTTTAGGAACATCTTCTTTATAGAAACTAACTACTTCGGCTAAAACTGTAGCAGAAGTTGTACGAGTGACAGTGAAAACAGTTGATGAAGTAACTGAAGCTACTGCTAACTCTTCTCTTGCTTCAGCACCTCCTACATTAAAAATAATATTTAAAATATCACCTACATTTATTGTTTCACTACCATCATGTGTAATTGTTGCTGTTGTTCCTGACTGACTGTAACTGCCAGTTTCTACTGAAATACCCTCTATTTCAACTAATTTTCCAGCAGCATCAAATACAACATCATTACCTAATCCACCTACACCAAATTCTTTTAAAAAACTATCTAATTGCTGATCTGTGAGATCACCAAAATAATGAGCTTGAAATGCATTAAAATCTTCGTCAGGAAAAGGAAAATCACTAAAAGACATTAAACAGAAACCTCAATCTGGTCTGTATCAATTCCATTTGATACATTTATACTTCCGACAAAGATTTCTCCATATACAAGAGGCAGTGCAACACCAGCACGACTAACGTTTGTGACCCCACTAAATGCAAAGTTTACAGTAGCATCTTCTGGTTCTAAAGATGACAGACCTTTAGGCTTTGGTGTTAAATAATTAGTTACATCATTGATAATTAAAGAAGTTCCTATAGCTGTTGCTGCTGTACCAATAAAACCAAGTAAGCCTGCTGTTGGTAATGCTGCACCACCAAATAACAAACCAATACCAGCTATTATTCCAAATATTTTTCCTTCAACTACTGGTATTATTTTTATTTCTTCTGCTATCGGGTCAAGCATATTTTCTTCTGTAACGTTATAGCCACCAATATCTACTTTATAAAATTTATCTATCATATATGTCTCTAACTCTGGGTGATTACAACGCAAGAATCGCATAACATCAACAGTATTTCTAACTTCTGCCTTTTGTTCCTTCCATCCTACAAACTCAGCCAGATCACCATATAGTTTTACTGTCTTAAGCATGGATCTCTCTGTAATGTTTCTATTTTATCTGTTGGATTAAATTTAAACCATCTTTTTGTCTTTAGTCCAATAATATACCAAGTTACATTAGATCTTTTACAACTTATAACATCTGCTTTACTAGGATGCTCCGTACCAATTGGATGAGAATGTATCACAGCATGGATTCTGCCATATTTATCCTCAGTTTCAGCCCAATCCAAAGGGTCTAAGAAAAATTGCAAATCATTATGTAAAGCTAAGTTTTTACAAGGAATATATTTATCTTTATTTAAATAATTGACAAGCAAACCACAAGATTCTCTAGGCGCTTCCTGTTCTGCATGAATAAATGCATCTTTCTGCCATGTCATTGATTCAAAAATGTTCCTATGCGTGGAAATAAATCTCTTGTCGCAACTCTTTTTGGTAAACGTAAATTAATAAGATCAAGTTCAGATGCAAGTTCAAACTGAACAATTTCTCTATTCTCAAGTACTTTCCTATCTATAAAATAAATTTCCTGTGGTAGTTCCTGTGTTGTATCAGGTGTTCCAAATGGATTTGTGTTGCCAGTAAAGTTTGCAGCATCTAAAAATCTAGCAAGTGTTCTTATCCTTGTAAATTTTGCACCATTAAGATCATTATTGGCAGTTACAGCATTTACCGTTGCAAATAAAGTTGTTATGGTTCCTAATACATTTGATATTGTAAAAGTTGGTCTAGGGATAGCACCACCAGCCCCGTCAAATTCAAAGCCTTCAGCCTGACATGGCAATTTTGTATAAGTATTACCTTGCCATATAACATCTCCGTTATTTAAGTTGTTAGAGCCAGCATGAAAACGCTGAACAGCAGTTGATCCATGAAGGGTATTATCAAGAGTCAAAGTAAAAAGTTCTATAACAGAACTTGGATTTATTTTTTGTAATTCTGAAACTGGAATTGGCATTAGGGTTCAAATACTTCTCTGAAAGTTGTTGTAATAACTGCCCTGTTATTATATGGAATAGATTTAGACCAAGATTCGCAAACAAACTGTGATGAACTTGATTCGGCTGGTGGGGTAAATGTAAAGCTTGCTTTATCTAAAGCTCTAGCATCTAAAAATGTTTCTATCGTATCAGAATCAGTCTCAGATACAACAAAAGTAAGATCAATAGTTTTAGGATTTTGATTTAATCCGAAAATTAATCTGTGTTCATATCCGTCACCAAGTTTTATAACTTTAGTATTTGGATTGCTGTTTTTTCTCATCCCATAAGTGGGCTGTATTGATGGAAAGTTTGCCATTACCTACTTAATAAACCTCCAGATCGTTTTTCTTTAATTAACCTTTCTTGAATAGCTGCTCCAATAAGATTTCCCAGTTGCTGTGCATCTGATGTATTGCCAGATACAGCAGAACCAGACGCATCAACGGAAACATTAACAATATTAGTTGTACTACCTCCAAGTTGATTGTTTGGTATTATATTGCCACCTCTTGAACCCATCTGTAATAATTCTGGGCCTTTCTCACCAACAACAAAAGCACCACCAGCAGAAACAGGGCCACCATTTGCTCTCTTGCCTAGATTTTTAAAGACATCACCTAAAAATCCTCCTACTCTATCACCAAGCCCAGAAACAGCCCTTTGAATAGCAACTTCAACCAAACTTCTTTTAAGATCATTTAATACACTTATCGCTGCTTGAGCTAATGTTTTTGTACCCTCTACAGCATCAGCAAGATTTGAAACAATTCCATCTTCAACACTTTGACCTATTTCCATGAATTTTTCTTTCAATGCTTTAGTAGCTTCTTGATTTTTTTTGATTTGATCTTCTTGTTTTTTTAAGGCATTATTTTGCTGAATAATTTTTATCAATTTATCTGCCTCTGCTTCTCCAAATTTTTTAATAAATTCTTCACGTTGTTTTTCTATATCAAATGTTTCTTTAGCTTCATCAGTTAATAATTTTGATCTTTCAAGAGAATCTCTTAATTCAATATTAGTTTTTTGTAGTGCCTCTTTTGTTTTCATAAAATCATTTGCTACCTTTTCAATTTTTGCAATTTTTAATCTTTCTTTTAGTTTGTCTAATCTTTTATTAGCATTATCTAGTTCTACATTTAATGTTGTAACAGAGGGAGTTAAACCATTTGTTTGTTCAGAAAAGAAATTTAAAACTGGATTTGCATTTTCAAGTCTTTTTGTTAATTGTGCAATTGTTTTTTCTTCATCTTTTATTGCCTGTTTAGTAACCTCAATACTTCCTTCATCTAAAATTCTGTTAAATTCTTTTTGTGCATTTATAGTTTTAAGAATTGCAGTGGTTAAAGCTCCAAAGGCTATGACAGCTAATCCTATACCTGTTTTTGCTAAAGCAATTTTAAAGGTGGATAAAGCAAAAGATAATTTAGTAACATTTGCTGTTGCGAAATTTGCTGCAACACCTTTTGCTGTTAAGGCTGAAGCTGCAATTTGAGATTGTATGGCTACTAACTGTATTTGACCAACAAAATTAATTAAAGTTGTTAAAGCAAGAGGAACTACCACTGATACACCTTTTACTGCTAAAGCTAAACCAGCGATGATTGCAGACGCTTGCCCTACTTCACTGTCAACAAGATTTGTCACTGCTTCGACCAAACTTGCCAAAGCTAATGCTGAATCTGCCAAAACAGGTGTTAATTTTGAGCCAATCGTTAATTGAAGTTCTAAAAGCTCATTATTTAGTTGTTTAAATTTTTCTGCTGGTGATTCGTCAATAATATCTCTTATTTGTTTCCCTAATCCTTCAGCAGATTTCGATAAAGCTCTAATAATAACATCAGATTTAAGTAAACCTTTGGAAGCAAAATCTTTTAATTTTCCTGACGCTATCCCTGTCTCATCAGAAATAGCTTTTAATAACTGTGGAACTTGCTCTGCAATACTTCTAAATTCATCACCTTGTAAACG